AACGGATAATAGCCATTGATACGGATACACTCCAGGAACTTATGAAGCATAAAGTAGTCATAGATAAACGCAGAATTAAGACGATGAACTGGATTAATAACAATCTAGTATTCCCTGGCATCAAAGGTGCACCTCGCTGTCCTGATGAGGTTAGCAAGTTATGTAAGAAATACGCTAATTTAATCGGTAAGCCATCTTTTACAATGCATGGCACTAGACATACCCACGCCACACTTTTAATCGAAAATGGCGCAAATATGAAAGCCATACAGGAACGTCTAGGGCATGCTTCATTTCAAGAAACAATGGATACATACTCACACGTCACTCCTAAGATGGAAGATGATATCGTGGAACGCATCTCTAAAATATTCTGATGTCAAA